ATCTCGGTATCGTTTCCACTCTGTTGAGCAATCAATAAGATCTTCTCCTCCTTTACAAGGAAAGGACGGAAAGTGATCTTCTTTCCAGTTGATGGGATTGTCATATCAAAGATAGGTTGATCAATTTTTGGCAAAGGCATTATAATAACTCCATTATGTTATGGTACTGGACCGATAATTCGTGTTGTAGGTTGTTGTTGTGTAGGAGCCGCCGCTGTTGAAGGAACCGTCGGCTCTCTAATGGTTGGATTCGAAGAATTCATAGTTCGTGTGAATCTTTCACTGAGCGGAGACTCTGCGAAATCGCGTATGAACTGATCTTCTTCAGTTGAACGATTAAAGTAATTGACAGGTTTTCCTTGAACCTCAAAATTCAACTGTTCCCTGGTAGTCTTTCTAGGAGCCTGCACTCTCATATTAATATATGCAAACGTTACAGTCAACTTTTGAACTTGGTTCTCATCGGCCCAACTTAGATTCATTGCCTGAATGTTCATTGGAAAGACATCATACATTTCATATGTTGTAGTTGTCTGGTTCTGCCTATTATATACGTAGATTCTCACGATTGGATTTGCATACGAATCCTTATATCCAACCTCAAATGGGTTGTATTCCTGAAGACCTAGACGCGTGTCCGCATTTCTTGCCATCAATGTGTTTGGAGAATCATGATGAATAATGGTGTTCATCCACTGATGGAAGAAGTCGACGATCTCAGAGTTCTTATCAACAATCCACGTCATTGTCACATCGCTAAACTGTACACCATATGGTACCTTCTCAACAGGACCATAACCATATCTGCGAATGTTCTCTTCTTCAAGGAGAGATGGTGTAGGAAGAACCACATTCTCACATCTCATCATAAGAGTGTTTCTCTTATTCGTCACAAAGTCTGTAAGAGGCCCATTCTCTCTTGTTGCTGTATTTCTGAACGGAGAAAATGTTACAAGATATGTGTGAGTTGGAAGTACTTCATTCTCAAGCATCTCCGATCGGAAACTATTGATACTGAAAGCCTCAGGAATTGATTGTCCGGTTGTTCTAAATCTTGCACCTTGACTTGCATTGAGCGTTTCAAGACCGGGTGGTAAAGCCTCGGTACTTGGCGCAGGCAGTGTATTTGCTGCTACGGCAGGGCGCTCTCTTCGCGGCGGTGTTTCAGATCTAGTAGGTCGTGACTGTGCGCGGGTAGGTGCCGGTGGAACTGGCGGAAGTGGTTGTCTGCTTGAGGTTATAACTTGTCTTTGCTGTTGTTCATTAAGAGGTGTTAAAGCATTTGCTCGTCGTGCTGCGTCGAGGCCTATAGGACTTTCAATATTAAAACGCTCGCCACGACTGCCTGGTGTAACCAGATATACTCGGCCGTCGCTGCCTCTTCGAATTTGATTTCCACCACCGACAGGCACAGTCCCGCCGGCACGAATTGTTTGTATATCTCTTTCTACTCCTGTAGGATGTACCATTGTTGACATTATTTTCTAATCCCTAGCATTCTCTTTGAGTCGTTCCATACTTGAGTCTTCGACTGCTTCGTAAAACGCTCTGTTGGTAAGAAGAGAGCAATGTCCCATTCGGAAGGATAGACATACATGAAGCGAGAACGTACATGCTCGTTAAGATAGTGCTTCACACAAGGAGAAAAGAATCTCAGTTTTGCAATACTTGTGAGAAGCTGATAGTTAAGTTTGATTCGTGTCGACTCGTCGTAACGAGTATTATTGGCATAATCGTACAGCGCATCCATCAGACGAGCACGAAGTTGTGGTGGAAGATAGTGCAGGTTCAAGCCATAGAATCCGCCTGGTACTCTACGAAACGGAAATACCAAAGGAAATCTATCATAGTATGGTAGCTCGTCTTTCCACTTTGGATCGTAGTTGAACATGTACATCGAACCAGGAATAGGAGTGCTTGTCAGGCGTGCCTGATCTCCCTTCATAAGACTACGCTCGTTGATGTTTCTCATCTTCCCGGCAGTCTCACGAAACCAATCACGAGACTGCTGAGTACGCGCCGGGATCTGACCGGAACGGACGCCCTGTGTAATGATGGTATCGAATACAGTTGCCACTAAAACTTCAGCCCTAAATGATCTTCGGTTAAAATCTCGAAAGTCCAGCCACGGTCTTTGCAGAATGCCGTAGCGGCCTTCCATTTAGCCTCGTTGACTCCCCACGTCATCACCTCGTTGATGTAACGCTTATTAGGCTTATTTATTACGACCGGTGGGCGCGTCTGTGCCTTTGGTTTGATCTCGATCAGCGCCGTCTGCATCTTTCCGTCAGGCATCTTCTTCTTGACATAGAAGTCTACAAAGTAACGATGGATACGATTATCGATCGGAGAACGATACGGTATCACATGCTCCTCGCTCGACCACTCGACCACATTCGGATCTTTGTCCAGGCGTGACATATAGACCAGCTCCCAACGAGAACGATATACTATGTTCTTTGGGTCTCCTCGGTACTTTGAGGGGTTCAGTGGTTTGAAAAAGCCTTTATATGCCATGATTTTATTTATAAATAAAAGGACCGCTTTCAAAGAAGAGAACTCATGGCATTAATTAGACTCAATATCGACAGCTTTAAGAGAGATCTGGGCGGTATCGCAAATCGCCTGGCAAATCAGGTTGTCAATAAAATAGAAAACAAGTTAGAAAATGCTGTCGAGGATGTGTTCGCAAAGGGCCTAAAGAAGATCGGTCTGTCCGACGGAGTGTCACGTGAGATCGCTTCACGTTTCACCGACTCGATCTCTGTTGGTAGAGCCGACGAGTTCTTTGGAAGTTCAACTGCCGAACAGAACCGCGTATCAAAGTTTGAAATTGAAGAAAGACTGATAGGCAACGATGACGGAAGAGCCGAAACGGCTCGCGATGCTGTACAGAGAATTCGAACTGCAGACATTACATCAGCTCCTGTCATGCAGTTTCCAGATCAACTTGGCCAATATTATATGAAGCTCGATTTCCAGAGCTATCATCGTCCAAGTCCTCAGATGCAAGCGGTCTTTAAGAGATTCAAGACAATCATTTTACCTATTCCGAGAGATCTAAAAGAAACGTTTGAGCTAAACGTTGAAGGTAAGCCACAGGGTGCTGCCGGCGGTCTCGCCGATCTTGGCACAGATCTTCTTCGTGGTGCCGGTGACAAAGCCGGCGGTGAGTTTGCAATTCTTTATAGTTTTGCTGCACAGGCACTCGAAGGAACCACTGGAGATATTCTTGGCCAGGCTCTTGGTGCTGTTCCAAATCCTCACCTACAGGCAATCTTCTCCGGCGTCGATCTTCGCCGACATACATTCCAATGGACATTTGCTCCTCGTAACGCACAGGAAAGCAGAAATCTAAAAGCTATTATTAAAGAACTGAAGAAGAACTCGCTACCAGCATATAGTAGCATGGGCACGGCGGCTCTTCAATACCCACCGATGGTAGAGATCATGTTGATGCCATGGGGAACAAACCTGATCAAGTTTAAGAAGTGTCTTGTCGACAGCGTTTCAATCAACTACGCTCCTGCAGGTCTTCCTTCGTTCTTCCAAGGAACACAGGAACCTACAATGATTCAGATTGAAATCCAGTTCCTTGAAACCGAAATTCAGACAGCTAAGGACTATGGTCTGCAGCCTGGTGAAAGAGAAGATGGTCTCGAGAATCTCAAGGACATTCTTGAAAAGGGCGCTGATGAACTTGGACTGGGCGAATATATCGACCAAGGAAAAGAAGCAATTGATAAGACTAAGAACACAATTAGTAGAGTAGCTGCTGAAAGTAACGCAAAGAGAGAAAACTAATGGCTAGATACTTTAGCAGATTTCCTTTAGTAGATTATGGCGGCGTTCCAGCCAAGAACATTTTGGCACGTGTTGATTTTACCGATCGTACAAAGAAAGATATTCGTTATAACTTTGATTATGTTCTTCAGGAAGGAACATCGAGACCAGATATTCTTTCTTTCAACTACTACGACTCGTCACAGTATGATTGGATCATCTATCTTTCAAATAATGTAGTAGATCCATATCATGACTACTACATGTCAGAAAGCGACTTTAAGAAGTATATTCTTGGCAAGTATGGATCTTTGGAGATTGCGCGAAGCAAGATCCTACATTATAGAAACAATTGGGCACCGGACGAAAGTCTTATCACCGAGTCTGTCTATGAAAATCTGCAATCAAACATTAAGAAGTACTGGAAGCCACGATTAAACAACGCCGGTCAGATTGTTGGTTACGAAAGAGTGAAAGAAGACTGGATTGCATCGACAAACAGGATTCTTCAGCTTACAGTTGATATCGATATTAGTTCGTTCGAACCAGGCGACATTATTGTTCAAAATGATGCGCGAGCGACCCTAGTATCGAAAGGTGATGGGTTCTTGATTGTACAACATGTGTCTGGCTCGTTTACAGCAGAAGACAGCGGTGTTACGGCGGTTACTGTGTTGAAAGAAAATATCTCTCTTACTGAACAAGCGTTCTGGGCTCCTGTCTATGCATACGATTATGAAGAAGAACAGAATGAGCTCAAGAGATATATTACATTAATCAAATCGGCATATGTTCCGGACATTGAAAAAACCTTTATTGAGAAACTTAAACAATGACGATGCAATATCGTGACGGTAAGTATAAGCTTATCGAATTTTTTATGACTGCTCCAGGCGGCCGCGTAGTTGGGCTTACTCCGTACTGTGCTCGTGCCGACATCTATGAAAGTGTCTTAGAACCAACCGTTATTGCAGAGTTTGTAATCTCAGATAAAATTGGTATCTTCGATCACTTCAACTTTCTTGAGCAAAGCATTAAGCTGGAATTTACCACATACGAAGATAATGACGAAGCTTCAATCAAGTATGAATTGTTTCCGGTAATTGTGGATCCGGCTGAAGCATTACCGGATGATAAAGGTATTGTCTATAAAATCACGTGTGTATCAAAAGAAGCAAAAAGATCTTCGCAGACAAAGAATTTATCATTCACCCGTCCAAATATCGAATGCGAAAAGATGATTC